TCGGCGGGGTCGATGTAGTCGGTCATTTTCTTCTCTCCCACAGTTGGTTTCGATACTTGGACGCGATGGTGGCCGGGGGTCACGGCACACCCCGATTCGCGATGCCTCATGCCCCGGCCCTCCACGCGGCAGCCAGTAGGCCACCGACGCCGATGTCGGTCAGGTCCGGGCGGGGTAGCCGCACCGGCACCGCGCCCCCGCGCGCACCCGTGACGGGGCGCTGTGGGCACGCGACGCGATGGCCGGGAGGGCGGCAAGCGCACGTCATGACGCGGCCCTCATGCCCGCAGTCGTCGCAGCAGCCCCCGTCGCGGCAGCCCAGCTCGGACGCGCCGCACGACGCGCAATGGATGTGCTCACTCATCGCAGCCACCCCGCCCACAGGTCGCGGGTGTCCCGGATGACCGACGCCAGGTGCCGCGGCTCACGGGCACACACCCACACGCCCCACGCCACGACGGGGAGGACGGCCAGGCAGAAGATGTAGTCACCCACGGGAGTCACCGCCGGGGAAGGGGCCGCCGCCGCGGTTGCGGCGGTACTCGTCGCAGATGCGCTCGGTAGGGTCCGGGCGTAGCGCCAGCACAGCCAGCACGACGACCGCGACAACGATCAGGGCGATGGCGATCATGCGGGCACGTCCTCACGCACGCGCGCCAGTTGACCCGGCGACCACCCGTCCGGCGCGCTCTCGATCGGCCACTCGCGGGCGACGTCGTCGGTCTTGCCGGACTTGACCAGCCACGCGCCGAGGGATTCGGCCTGCTCCCGAGCGAGGCCGATCAGTGCGTCGTGAAGCTCGATTGCGGACACCTGAGCGCCCGGTGTGGCGCGGGCGATGGCCCAGGCGACACGGCCGGCGAGCAGCGCGTCATACTCCGCGCCATGCGCTCGGTCGGCGTCAATATGCACGCCCCACACGCGGGCGGTGTCGAGCAGCTTCCGGCTGCCGCACTTGGCGGGATCCCGGCGTCGCGCGGTCGGCTCCTTGGGCCGCCACGGGTCGACCCAGCGGTCGAGCACCATTGTGTCGATGACCGGGCGCAGCGTGCGCACATCCTCGGCGAGCGGGCTGTGGTGCCGGACCAGCTCTGCGTGCAGCATCGTGAGGTCGTAGCGGATGTTATGCCCGATCACCGGCATGCCCGTCCGCGAGAGCGCCAGGAGGTGCTGGGCAATCTCGTAGATCGCCCCGGCCGCCGGCGCCCCGGATGCGCGCGCCTGCTCGGTGGTGATGCCGTGCACGGCGGCGGCGCCGTCGGGGATCTCGATACCGGGGTCGAGCAGCCATGTGGAGGCGCGGTAGGGCTTCTCCTGGCCGGGGGTGACCTCGACGATGGAGGCGGTGACGATCCGGTCGCGGTGCGGGTCCACACCGGTGCTCTCGACGTCAAAGAGGGCCATCGGGCCGAGGTGCCAGCTCATGCCGCACCGTCCGGGCGGATCGGGCCGTGCGTGACGGTGAAGATGGTCACGTCCGGCTGGCCGCTGCGGTACCACTCGATGCGGCCCAAGAGCGGATGGACGACGATGAAGCCGTATCCGGAGAAGTAGGCGCGCAGATAGGTCTCGACCTTTTCCTCCGCCCGATGCCGGCGTTCGCTCGGTCCGTTGTCCGTGCTGATTTCGCTCGCGCGCCAGCAGCCGAGGAGGTGATCCTGCTGAGCGGCCCACGCCGATGCGAGCTCGGTGACGGCTTCCTCGTAGCCGGTCCAGTCGACGGCCGGGGGCGCGTCGTGGACGTGCCCGCAGGTGTGGCAGGGGTGGGTGCTCATGCCGCACCCACCTTGTGGAGGCTCACGTGGACCGCGATGTTGTCGCCGTACCACGCGCCCGTGGGTGTCTTGCGCAGGTCGAGGTGATCGCCGAGTTGCTCGGCTTCGGCGACGGTGGGGCAGTAGAGGTAGACGCGGTCGGCGGTGGCATGTACCTCGCTGATCCGCACGCCCAGGGCGTGGGCTCGGGCGATCCATGCGGGCGCGGCGCCGAGCCGGTCGAGCACGGCGAGCATGAGGTCTGGCGCGGTCATGCCGCGCTCCGCTCGATCTGCCCGGCGCGCAGCTTGGCCAGGAAGTCCTCGAGGGCCCACGCGCTGGCGTCAGCGACGGCCACGCCGGGGTTTTCGACGTCGAAGGCGTCAGCGAGGTCGGACGTGGACCATCCGTGCTCGCCTGCCTCGGCGACGATCTGCGCCCATATGACCGCCGCGTCCGCCGGTTGGCGGGCGTCGCCCTGGTCTGCGGAGAGCGAGAATTCGGGCTCGCCGGGGTCTTCCTCGGCGGCGGCGGTAGCCTCGGTGGGCGTCGTCGCCGCGATCTGCGGCGCCTGCGCCTGCCCGATCCGTCCGGCCACAGCCTGCAGCTCGGCGTCGAGGTCGGGTGTCAGGTGCCCAGCGTCGTGCGCCTGCTGCCAGATCCCGCGGACCTCGTCGACCGTGGTCGCGTCGCCCGCAAGTGCGAGGTAGTCGACAGCCGGCCCGGCCGTGAGTTGCGGGAGACCTTGCGGCGCACCGGATTCGATAGACAGTGACGCGCCGGCGCCGGTCTGTGCCGCGACGATCTCGACGAGCCGCTGCTTCTGGATCGCCAGGTCGAGGACCGGGACCACGTACTGCGAGGTCTTGCCGTCCTTGACGGAGGTCCGCGCGGTCAGCGACAGCACAGCGGGCACGAGGTCGCCGACGTACTGCGCGAGCTCGGCCATGGCGGGGATCTCGGCGGCAGCGTTCCAGCCGTGCGTCTCGAGCCGCCACACACCGAGGGACTCGACGTCGCGGAGCATGACCGACAGCCGCGTCGTCGGCTTCGCGTCGCGGTGCGGGTAGAGCCGGGACTTGCCGGACTGCACCCACTGCTCGGGGTCACACACGCTGTCATCAATGACATTCCGGCCACCGTCGACACCCTCGCAGCGGTGGATGCATCCGCCGCCGGACCACGTCTCCATCCACTGTGACATGCCGCCCTTGACGGCGATGACTGGGATCGAGCGGGCCTCGGTGTAGACCTCCCACTCGTCCTTGCTGCCATTACTCCACTTCTTCGCCTCGCCGCCGTAGAGCGCGGCGATATCGCGGATCAGCCGCTCCTGCGGGGAGGTGAAGCGGAAGCGATCGAGCTTGGCCGGCCGGGATCGGCCATTGCCGATGTCGACCTTGTGGCCAATACGGATGCGCCCCAATTCGGCATGACGACGCTGCAATGCGAGCGGGGAAATGGGCATTAGCTTGCCTTCCTGATTGCGGCCGGGGCAGCCTTCTTGGCACCCCGGCGGGCGGTGGACTTCGGAATAGATGCCCCATTCGGGGCGATGGGTCGCGCGTCAGCGACGGGCTTGCCGTGGCGCCACTTGGCGACGGTGAGGGCTCCGGCCCAGGCCTTCTGCTCGGCGAGGTGGGAGCGGAGCGGGATTAGCGCATACTCGGTGGCGCGGAGATTGAGCACGGCGCAACCCTTGACGGGCACCATGCGGCGCACCGTGTCATCCGGCATCCACATCTCTTTTGCCATGCGGAGAGCCGTGAGCTGTAGCGCGTACTCGTCGTAGACGACGTCGACAGGCTTCGTCGCGCTCGTCTTGAGGTCGACCAGCCAGAGCGACCTTTCGCCGTCCTTGGCGGGCCGGATCGGCTCGCCGGGCAGGTGCGCCTCGATCGGTAGGTGGATCAGCAGGTCGAGCGTCCCGGCGTACCCGGCCCGCGGGTCAGCCACGGACAGCTCGGCCGCGAAGACGTCCCGCTCGATGTCGACGCCGAAGTCGTCGAGGAATCGGAGGTACTGCCCGAGGTAGGTCTCGACCTCTTCGTCGTGCGGCAGAGAGGCGCCGGTGATGTGGGCGTCGGCGTGCGCGTGGATCCGGGTGCCGAGGTCGCTGGCCTTCTCGGCGATCAGCTTGTGTGCGCCCTTGACCTCGCGGGTCAGGCACGGCATGCACCGCCCGCAGGGTGTCCAGTCGTCGCCAACCGCGCGCATCTGCGAGATCTCGCGCGCGGAGGGCTTGCAGTCCTTCGGGCGGCGCAGCGCGGCCACCATGCGGGGCAGCGCATCCCACGCGGCATCATTGCTGGCCTTTGCCGCCCACGGCACGAGAGCCGGCTTAGCCATGGCCTCGGAGAGCACATTGGTGACCGAGATCAGCAGCTCGCCCGTCTCGGGGTGGGTGTAATAGCGGCCGGTGTCGCCGGTGTCGATGGCGCGCTTCGGGCTGGTCATGACAGCCAGTCCCTTCCGCTGGTGTCGACCCACGGGCCGGGCGTCATGTCGCGGCCGTGCTCGTCGACGTTGGACAGGTCGCGCTCGTCGTCGTAGTCGCGCTCGTCGTCGTAGTCGCTCATAGCCCGTACCGGTCCTGATGCTCGGGGCAGAAATCCATGCCCCCCACACCGACGGCGTAGCCGCAACCGGAGATCCGGCACATCTCGATCTCGTAGGCGGCGGCGTCGAGGCGGTCACGCAGCACGCGCGCCGCGTCGAGGTCCAAGGTGATCTGGAATGCCGGGTAGGTCAGCGCGGCGGTCTGCACGGTGTACGTCTGCAGGTATTTGCCGGCGACCCGGTCGCCCCAATCGTCGGAGCGGGCGAGGATCGCGGCGAGGTCGGCGATGATGGCCGGCGCGAGAGGCGCGATGTCGACCATGACCGTGACCTGCTCGCGGTCGACGATGCGCTCGACGGTCGGCGCGCTGGGGGTCGTGGTCACGGTCAGCATGCCGCCGCCACCTCCGCCTCGCGGAGCGCGTGCTGCACTCGGGTGAGTGGGCGCGCGGGCCGGTCATCGTCGGTCAGAGAGTGGACGCGCAAGGTGTAGGGCGTGCCGTCAAAGCACTCGACGGCATACGCGCCCGGCTTGGGCGACGCCGGCCCGAGAGGACACAGCGCCCACGCGAGTTGACGGGCCTCGTCAAGGTAGGTCGTGGCGACGCACACCTCGCCCCAGAGAGAAAAGCTCACGGCCGTGACCTCGATGCCGCGCTCGGCGGCATATCTTGCGGCGGTGTCGGCGACCTCCAGCCGGGCCAAGAAGGCGGCGTTGACGCCCGCCGCGCCGTTGTCGATGTAGCGGTCAGGCCAGCCGGTGGTCAGCACCTCGTGCAGCGTGGGCGGGTCGTAGTCGGGCGATGCGGGGTCATACATGGGCGGGATACCCTTTTCTGTGTCGGTGGGCTCGACCTCGCGCTTGGCTGTGAGGGGTCGGGCCCGCTTTTCTTTGTGTGGCTAGGCGATTCGCCGCTGGGGGCGGCGTCGTCCGGTGGCGAAGATCGCGCGCAGTCGGCGAACCTGCTCGGGGCTCAGGTCGATGCGGGCTGCGGTGGCGCGGGCGCTCTCGACGAAGGCGTCCCCGTATGTCGCGCGGGCCTTCTCGGGGGTCATGCGGCGCTCCTAGAGCGTGGCATGGCGTCCGCGACACGCGACATCGAGGGCTCGAAGAGGAATCCCGGGGGGCACCCGAGTGCCTCCTCGATGGCGCGGGCCGTCGCCAAGCTGCAGGAGTTGCGCCCCGTGGGCCCCTCCCGGAGCAGGTGTCCGACGATCGCCGGCTTGAGCCCGGCCTTGCGCGCCAGGCCGCGGCCGGTCAGTCCATGAAAGGTCACGTACTCACGCAGGGCGCGGCGCGATTTCAGTCGCACGATGAGCCTCCAGGCATCCATTTGTTCGGTCCCCCTCACTGTAGTCATGTCGTGGAGTGTTGTCTACGACACTGCAACAGTGTGCCACCTTTTGGCTACACGCGCAAGGGGCTTTGTAGGCGCGTTACCTGCTGCGCCCGCATCTACCGTTGCAGTTTGTAGGCGGCATGGCTACACGCCGTGTTGCGAGGCGTGCGCGGTGGAAGGACGGTTGTAGTCGTGAGTGCTTTCTCCGAGCGGATCGAGCAGGCCAACGTCGAGGGCTGGAGTGCCCGAGCCGCTCCCCGGTGACATCGAGGCTGATGCGGACGTAGATGGCGGCACGCCGGGTCATCGTCACACCATAGACGTATCGATACTTTCGGGAGCTCGAAAGGCGAAGAACATCGACGGTCGTACCCCAGCCCCACCCACGATCCCCGGCCGCATCCTCACCCCGCCCTGACCCCGCGCCGGAGTGGCTGGTGGCACCCGCGTCACCATGTGCAAAGCGCCCGGCTTGCCGGCCGGGCGCTGAGGCTGCACGAGACAAGTGGTGTCTACGTACGGCATACCAAGTAAACCACCGGTCTCGCGCGAGCGCAAGGCCCGCGTTCCCACGCGAGACAGGGAGGGCTGGAAGCGGCCTCACCCCGCCGTCTCCGGTGGCGCGGTGTCGATGCCCACGGGAAGGTGTCCTCCATGCACGAGTGGCGTGCCTTATCGGTCACCCTGGCCGCTCTGTCACTCTCGGCCGGCGGCGATGGCGTAGACGCGGGCGCGGCTGATCCCGAGCGCCTGGGCCACCTCGGCGGCGCTCATGGTGGCGCGGGCCTCGATTACGGCTCGTTGCCGCTCCCTGCGGGCGCGTGACTGCTTGTGCCGGGCGCGCTCGATGCGCTCCGCGGCGGCGAGGGCGCGGGCTATGGGATCACTCATGACGACAAGTTTAGCGCGCGGGGTTGACAGAGTAGCGGGCGGGCGCTAATCTAGACGCATGACGACGACACACACCACCGCACCAAAGACCATCGAGAAGACCATGATCGTCAAGACCCGTGGACGGGCCTGGTTCACGGGGGTGATCGGGGGCACCAAGGCCCAGTTGGCGATCAACGACGTCAGCACGGACCTGCCGCTGGACAGCATCGTCACCTTTCGCGGCGACGACCTGTCCGTGCGAACCCGGTATGACGTGACGCTGGCGTTCTCCGCTGACGAGATCATCAGCGTCCGAGACTTCTATGGCTGAGAACCAGAACGCCGAGCTCGCCGCGGAGTTCGCGCGCCGCCCGCGCCGCCCTTGCCGCGACGGAGGCGTGAGCCGCATGTCAAGGGCCCGGAGGGTGCGCCCTTCCTGCCTGCCGAGACGGTCTTCGTGTGGCGCCGGTAGCACGACGAAAAGGCCCCGCCCTCCCGAAGGAGAGCGGGGCCACGTCAAGGCGGGGTGCGTCTAGTCCTCAGGCACGTCCCGAGCGTCCGCGAGGCGCGCACCCACGCGCGCGCCAGCGACACCACCGAGCATGGCTACGCCCGCGAAGAGCCCGCGCCAATGCAGGACGGTCCAGTCCCACACCTTGCTCACTTGGGCATCCTGATCCGTAGCACCGTGACGCGCTGACCGACGCCGGGCACAGTGAAGGTCTTGCCGCCCTTGTCCGCGCGCAGCGGCTCGCCGTCCGTGTCGCCCTGGTCGAAGCGCCGCAGCCCGGCAATCTTGCGGGCGAGCGTCACGCGCACATCGGCAGTGCCGGATCTGGTGTGCCAGACCGCGAGCCGGTAGACCCGCCCGGATTTCTGCAGCAGGCGCCAGGTCAGCCCCTCGCCGCCGGTCACGTCGATATCGAGCGGGGTCGGAGTGAAGGTGGTGGCGGCGTCGCCGGTGTCGCGCAACACCTCGGCGAGCCAGGCCAGCGCCGACGCGGCCGGCTTGGGCTCGGCCGTGGCCGTGAAGAAGCCGCGGGATCGCTCACGGGGCCCGCGGGTGTCGTGCGGCTCGTCCAGCAGCTCGTACCACCACAGGCCGGCGAAGGTCGGGGACGACTGCCCGGGCGCGGGTGCGAGGTAGGCGAGTGCGAGCCGCGGGGCGAGCGTGGCTTGACGCTCGGGGTCGGTGTAGCCCTCGCACGTCGGGTCGCTGCTGTAGCCGGTCTCGGTCAGCATCGCAGGGACGCTGCCGCCGAAGGTGGCGCGCACCGTGGCGAGCCGGGTCAGGGTGCGGGAGGTCTCCGGGTCGTCGCCGGCGGTGTAGGAGTGGACGGCCACCCCGGCCGGGTAGTGCCGGTGCAGCGGCTGGCCGTCGGCGTCCTGCGCTATCGCCGGGGCGTCCTGCTCGGTGCGGTAGGCCATCAGCGACGGCCCGAGGAAGGTCACACCCGCCTCGGCGCACACGGCGGCGACACCGGGCATCTCCCGGCGCACCGCGTCCGCCCAGCCCTCGCCGTTGCCGTTGAACTCGTTCGCGAACTCGACCGAGGTCAGTTCGACCCCGGCGCGCGTCATCCCGTCGAGGTATGCCCGCGCGGCGTTGGCCAGGGCGCCCGGTTTGCGCCAGTCCTTGGGGGTCGGCAGCGGCGCGTGCAGGGTGATCCCGGCGGCCAGCAGCTCGCGCGCCTGCTCGATCCCGCGCGGGTTGCCCGGGCGAACGTTGGTACGGACTGAAGTTGCCCCGGCGGCACGGCAGAGCGCCGTCACGTCGTGGTCCTTGTGGTCCACGTCGCCGAGATGGGCGCACATGCCCCACCGGATCGACGCGGCAGGGGCAGGGGTAATCGTGGGCATGAGGGGGTGCCTCCTTTAGGTGGTGATCTTGAAGACGGAGACCTTCGAGCCGACGCTGGCCGTGAAGGACGTGAGCGGCGCCCCGAGGGATACGCCGCTGCCGGGGTCGTCGGTGGGCAGGTCGACGAAGGACCACACCCGGCGCGGCGTCGAGAAGCGGACGGTGACGCTCACCTTGTCCACGGTGATCCGGGTCCGCTTGCCGCGGGACCAGATCGAGTCCGGCCGCCACAGGCACAGCCAGTACGACCCGTCCGCCTTTTGGAAGAGCATCTGGCGGGAGCGCTTGCCCGCGGGCCACACCACGTCCATTGTCAGCGGGGTCAGCGTGAAGGTCCGGGCCGTGGGCGCACCGTCACGCAGCAAGGCCAGGATGCGCCGGATCGAGGTCGCGGACTCCCGCGGCGTGAAGCCGCTCGCCGTCGTGGAGAAGACGCCGTATCGCCCATCCGAATTGTCGTCGAGCTGGAAGAAGTAGGCCCGGCGCGTGCCGATGCGGAACATCTCCAGGGCGGCGCGCGCGAAGTACGTGAGTTGCACGTCGCGGGGTATGCCGTCGATCGACGGGTCGTCGTCGCCGTAGCCGTGCTCGGTGACCACGATCGGGTCCGCCTTGCCCGACACCGGCTTGAAGAGGTAGGACGCCCACCGCAGGCGTCCGAGCGGGTTGTTGGACTTGACCCCGGCCATGGACGGCAGGCTGAAATCTGACTGGCCGTCGACGAGGACGTCGAAGTCCTCGCCCACGTCACCCTCGGGCGGCTCGCCGCGCTGGTAGCTGTGCAGATTGCCGCAGTCGCAGCGGTCCGCGATGCGGGACCCGTCCGGGTAGACCCGCAGTGGCTCGGCGTGCGTATCGAGGTGCATGCCGAGCGGGCACGGGCCGACGATGAACGCCTTGTCGTCGCTCGGCGGCGGCGGGGTGCCGATATCGATGGAATAGGTGCCGTCTGCGGTGGACGCCCCGACTGTGACGCTCAGCGTGCCGGTAACAGTGGCCATCTCACGACCTCAACTGTGCGCGCACGACGTCCCACAGCTCGTCCTGCGCCCATCGAAGCTGATTCATCCACAGCGAGGGTGCGCCCTTGTCGTCCCACTCATTCATGGACTCGACCGAGGTCGTGAGCCCTTTAAGGCCGTTGGCGATGATCCAGGCGGACCGCTTGCGTGCGAATTCCCGAGTCGTCGCCTCGTTGGCTGAGGTGGGGGGCTTGATCGCGGTGAAGTGGAAGCGGATGCCGAGCCGGTCATGCAGCCGCTTGATCGCCGTCACTGAGCCGGGCGAGGTCGCGTTGGTCCGCACGTGACGCACCCCGAGGTAGCGCAGCGCCGCCTCGGTCCAGTCCGGGTGGTCCTTGTGCGGTGCCTTCTCGAAGGCGACGCGGATGCCGACGTTTTCGCCGAAATCCCACGCCCGGAACGGCGTCCACGGCCTCATCGCCACGTCAGCACCCCCCGAGTAGTGCGGCGAGGGCGGGCACGTGGTCGCCGGGGATGGCCACCTTCGCGCCGCCGCATTCGATGGTCACCTCGACCAGCGATGACCCGACCACTTCGGTCAAGTCGTCCGAGAGCGTGACGGCGCGATGCCGCGTCACCTTGACAGGCGACGACGGGCCGCCGGTCAACTGGGAGTCTTCGAACACGGGTGCGAGGGTCACTCGATCCGCTCCGGTCCGACGATGGCGGGGCCGTCGCCAGTGGCCGCGTCCGACCCGATGGACGTCAGGACCGAGATCAGGGCCGCCATGCCCGCCGCGGACAGGCGCGGCAGCCACGCGGAATCCAGAAGCCCGGTGCCGTCAGCGATCAGCAGCGCGGCCAAGGTCTGCGCGAACGTCTTCGCGGACCGCTCTCCGGCGGACTGCCAGAACGCGGCCGTGGCCAGGGTGGGGCGGCTCACTGGTCCACCTCGCCCTCATCGTCGGCGGCCTTCAACCCGGCGATGGCGTCGAGGATGGCCTGGTCGCCGTCGGCGACCTTGACCGCGATCGCCTCCAAAAGCGCGGACTGCGCCTTGAGCCGGTTGTTCATGAACACCTGCCGGTCTCGCTCGATGCCGTCCGTGATCTCGTGCAGGATGGCGCGTACGTCGCCCTGAATGCTCATTGCTGCCTCCTTGGCGGCTTGTGTCTTGGGTCCGTCGATGCCGTCGACGTCGGTCGGGTCGAGCAGGCCAATCGCGGCGAGCTCTTGCTGTAGGGCTTTGATCTGCGGGTCAGGCTTGGGTGAGCCAGCGACCAGCGTCCACGGCGCGGCGATCGCGCCGGGGTCGCCGTGGTCATTGCCGATCCAGCCCGCGTGATAGGCGTGCCCGGACCGGGAAGGGTATGCCCGTTGCACGCCGGGGCCGGGGTAGGCGGGTGGCGGGGAGTCGAAGGCCCACTGGTCGGGGATGTCCCACGAGCGGAAGAAGTCGAGTCCACGTGCTAGGCCGTCGCGGCCGGCGTCGGTCAGGTCGCTGGTCCACGGCTGCCGGGCGTAGCCGACCACCTCCACCTGCTGGTGCACCGACCCGAATCTGTTGGTAGCGATGCCGCCGGGAGCCTCGAGGGTGCGGGCCCCGGTGTCCATCGGCTGACACTGGCCCCACTCGCCGGTCAGCGGGTGGAAGACGAAAGCTTCGGAGCCCTGCTGGATGAGGAAGCGCAATGCCTGCTCGACGGTCCACGAGTAGGGGCACTCCATCGTGTGCCAGGTCAGCAAGCGGAATCCGTTGCCGTTTAGCGTGTTCCGGCGCGTGGACTCGATGCGGATCGCGCCGGGCATCCAGAGGTCGGGCATGGTGGGGCTCCCCTTTCGCGGGGGTCGGGAAGGTTGGTCAGTCGCCGCGCTTGTGCGGGTGGTAGACGGTGCTGGTCGACTGGCCGCGCTGGCGCGGCCGGTGTAGGTCATCGGTCGGTGCCTCGGCGCAGCTCCCGCAGCCGGTAGAAGCCGACGCCGGCGAGCACGAGCCAGGCGATGAGCAGCGCCAGCGACGACACGGCACGCCAGAACGCGCCGGCGACCATCCGGTCTACGCGCACGGCGATAGCGGACAGCCCGAGCAGCACGATCGCGACGTCCTCGGCGATGATGGACCGACCGGCCGCGGATCGCTCCCACCGGAAACCGCCGCCGTAGTAGATCGAGAAGACGATCCACACTGCCGTGGCGAGTACGGTGACCGTCAGGATTGCAGCGTCCCAGCTCATTACGCACGCCGCCTTTCCATGCGTCTGTATGCCGCGTCGAGTCGCGGCGCGAAATGGTTCTCTTGTCGGTGCCACAGCAGACGGTCGGTGAGCCGGTCCGCGTCAACCGTGACCTGCTCGGTGCGGTCGGCGCGCGCTATCGCCTCTTCGAACGCTCGGCGCGCGTCGTCGCGGTCAGCGGCTCGACGGCGCCACATCAGATAGCGGTTGATAGTGCTCACGAGTCTGCCCCCCGGCGCTCGTTGCGGACTGGTGGAAGTGCTAGAAGGATCTTCTCCACGGTGGCGCCGACCCCGGTTTGGAGCGCTTTGAGTGCGTTCTCGGCCTTGTCTGCTCTGGCCCTCTCGACCTCGCTGGCGGCCTTGTGCATGGCGACCACCTCGTCGTGGTGGCGCCTGGGGATGAAGTCGCCGCGGATGATCGCGAGCAGCACCGCCACCCCGACGGCGCCGCCGCTGATCCCTGACCACGGCAGGCTCGACAGAAAGTCCATCGGCTCAGGCCGTGACCGTGCGCATCCCGACGTCGCGGGGCGGGCGGGGCAGCAGTCGGCGCGGCATTAGGTAAGGGGTCATGGCGAGAGGTCCCCGCCGAAGCCGAAAGTGGCGTGCGCCACGGCGTTGATTGCGCCGGCGTTGGTGTTCTTGATGACGAAGTGCAGCTCGGTGCCGAGCGGGAAGTTGGATTCGAGGAAGTAGGGGGATGACCCCTCCTCCATGAACTTGCGCTGAGAAACTGGCGTGCCGCTCTCGGCGGTAGCCCAGACCAACGAACCGCCGCCCGTGCGGATCTCCATTTTCAGGCCAGCGTTCGCGGTCGGGAGAGCGCGCAAAGCCACCTCATGCAACCGGAACCGCGGCGAGTAACAGGCAGCCACGCCGATAGTGATCTCAGAGGCTCCGGGGATCGTGACATAGCCCGACGAGACCGTCTGGAGGCCCAGCACATAGGGGATCGGACCCGCCTTCGGCACCATCTGACCGCCACCCCGAGCCAGCTCGCAGCGCCACATCGAGTACGAGTTGGCGCCCTCCTGGAAGCCCATGTAGAAGGTATCGCCGCCTCCGGTCGGGTTGCTCCCTCCGATGGGGTACGGGGCGAGAAGTGCGCTCGCATCGACCGAGATGGTGCCCACCTCAGTGATGACGTCGCCCTGATCCTGGACGGAGTAGACGTGAGCGGAGGAGTCGAGCCGGAAGGACGGGGACTCCTGCGAGGCAGTCATGATCCAGCGCGTGCCGTCCTCTGAGGCGCGCTGAGCGAACCACATGGTGGAGTTGGCCTTGTAGAGTCGCTCGACGGCTGGGTTGGCCTTCCCGACCTCAGACCGAGCCATCCGCATGATGTAGGGGGACGACATGGTATCCCCGCCCCAGACGATGTAGTCGGGGAACGGGATGTAGCAGATCGACCGCGCCCAACGCTGCGCCGGGTAAACCGGGAACATGTCATTGGTGACCATCGGCTCGACGTCGGTCCCAGCCGCGTTGACGCGGTAGATGCCAGCCTTGGGGTCATCGTCGCCGATCATGAACACGATTCGGCCCATGATCGGGTCCCACTCGACGGCATGGACGTGCCGGATTTTGTTCGGGTTACTGCTGGTGGGGCCGTCAAACTCCTTCCAGACCGACCACGTGGCCCCGTCGTCGGTGGAGCGGAAGATACGGATGGTCGCCGCAACGTTCGCGCCCTGATACTCACCCCAATAGATGTACCCGGTCACCGGGTCCTGACACATCGACGTTGCGTGCATCGGGCGGATGTCGACGGCCATGCGGCTCGGGTCCGAGTAAACCTCAGTCCAAGTCGCACCGTCGTCCACTGAGCGCATAAGGACATTGGAGAGCGGGAAGGCGACCTTGAACGTCAGGAGGGTGCCCGCCGCTGTCTTGACGAAGATCATGGAGCCGCCGAAACCGTTGGCGTGATATCCGCGCTTTACCCACGACAGGCCGCCGTTGGTAGACTTGCGAAGCGTGCTGTCGCGCTCGGTGGCGTAGAGCGTGAGGCCGTCCGCGCTCGCCCACAGGATGCGGTAGGGGGCGTTTGGGTTGGGGAAGGTGCGCCCTACCGCCAGGGTCGGCGTGCGGATGGGGCGCAGGATGGCGCCGCCCTCATCGAACTTCTGGACGGTCGCACTGTCGATGGCAGCGCCGAGCGCGGCCGCAGTCGTGGTCTGGGGGTCGTTGATGAGCGCGGACACGGTGACGTCATCCGCGACGCCCACTGGCGGGTGCGCGGTGAGGTAGTCCTCGACCGCGGGCGGCACCTGCGCCGCGATCCGGCTGGCAAGACCAGACAGCACCGCATCCCACGTGAGCGGGTCGACCTCGACGTCGCCGCCGGGAACATCCTTGATGCCCACGAACGGGACAGTCGTGTCGTCGTCCCAGTCGTCGCACCGCAAATGCCCCACGACGCCGCCGAAAACGACCCGGTACACCACGCCGGGAGCCTTGACCACCTGGACGCGGGCCAGGCCGTCCGGGTCGGTCTGGCATGTCCGCGACAACCCGAGGATGCGGTTCAGCGCCTCGTCGGGGATGACGTGGTCCGCCGGTGTCTGCACCGTCGCCGTCATTGCGACAGCCCGGGCCAGTGGCGCGGCGGAAATGTCCCGCCACGTCCCCTCGATAGTGAGCATGCTGAGCGTCACGCGGTTGCCTCCAGAATCAGTGTCGTTGCCGTGCCGGACTTCTTGACCCACTCCCGCTCAGGGTCGGACCACGCGGGAACCGGGATGGTGCGCACCGTCAACCCCGAGTCGACTGTCGCGCCCGGCGACCTCGTCGCCGACCACGTGGCCGCGAACGTGTCCCCACCGGACGCGGTAACCGTGGCCGTCATTACGTCACCGGGGTCATAAGACGCCTTGTTGAAAGCGATGGCGAGCGCCACTAGATGCCACCTCCGTTCGCGCGCAGCTCGGTGTTCAGCGCGGCAGCCTCTTCCGGGGTCCACGTGGCAGACCCCGGCGTCACCTCAACCGACGCCGCACCCAAGTCGATCGCGGCACGAACCGCCAGCGTCGACGTGGTCCCCGCCGCCGCCAACGCGGCCGCCGTCGCCATCCGCACATGCAGCGGGTGGTCATCCCCAGCCGCCCACGACACCAGCGGCCCCGACGTCGACGGGAGGAACTCCGTCACGCCCCACATTGCGAGGTCATGCGCGCAATCCGCGTGCCACTCGGCCAAGTCCAGCGCCCGAGCGGTCGACGCATCCCGCGCGCCCGTCGCCGCGTCCACCCCGTCATGCGCGGCGAGCATCAGCAGCCCACCCACACCGAGCGGACCCCACACGGCCGCGTGACCCGAGATCACGTCCCGGGCGGCCGTCAGGTCCTGCTCCGTAGTGAAACCGCGCGCCACCGCGTCACCGAGGACATAGGCCGCCGCGAAACCGTGCGACAGCAGCGACCCCGGCAGCGCCACCGCCGACAGGCTCGCCGCGTCACCCACCCCGGCCGCGCCCGCCAGAAGACCGGACAGATCGAGGAACGCGGCGACCCAGTCCGGTGCCCACCAGTCCGGGGTCACCCAGTCGGGGCGCGCCGACACGTTCACGCGCAACAGCACCGGCAGTCCGAGATCGTTCGCCCACGCGAACCCGGCGGCCAGCGTGGACACGTCCCCCAGCACACCCGGCTCGGGGTGCAAGTCAGCCCACCGCGCCGACAGCCCCGTGAAACCGCCCGGGCCGGCACGGAAAACGGGCAGGCCCGCGGCTGTCTGCTCACGACTCAACCCGCCCAACCCGCCGAGCTCGGCGCGCCACGTCCAGGACGGCACCCCCGGCGCGCCCACCGTGGGCTCCCCACCGGCCGGGCCGGTGACCCAATGCCACGACCCGGGGACGGTCTGGTAGGCGAAGCGGTCTCCGCTCACGTCGCGATCAGCGCCCGATCCTGCGAGGCCGCCCACGCCGGCACCGAAACACCCGACGTCGCCGACAGGAAGATCGCCACCCGCGACCCCCACACCGCGGGCCGCGCCGTCAGCACGGCCCCACCGGAGAACGTCTTCCACCCGCCGGCAGTCGCGTCGTAAAGGCACCCGACGATCGCATTGGGGTCAGCGCCGCCACCGCCGCCGCCGGTGGTGTCCACGTCCGTCCAACCGGTGCCGTCCTCTGCCGTGGTCCATTGCAGCTTGCCGGTGGTCGGATGGCTACGGAACCGCGCCGGGCCGGGACCAAGCGCGAGGTATCTCGTGATCGTCAACGTCTCGCCGTCGCCTCCGCCGCCACCGGACCCGGCCTCATGCGACGACACCCACACCCGGCGACGCATCTCCGGCGAGTCGAGATACGCACCGCCCGGCGAATCCGACAGGCCGTAATCCACCAGGACTTCCGGGGCCCACCCGTCGGAGTCGGCGCGACCCGTGCCACCCGGCCACCGCGAATCGTCGCCCGCCAGGTCCGTGACGACCGTGTACGCCGACCCGCCGACCGGCGCGTTGTAGTAGGTGACCGGCGCGTACGGGACAACCTGCACCGCGCCATCAACTACCCGAGACACATAGGCCCCGGAAAGCGTCATTGTGCCCATCAGATCGCCTTCCACGGGATGTTGAGCGTGCCGCCCGTGCTCGCTGTCGACAGGTCGCCGCGCACCGTGAAACTCGTCGCGGTCGGCAAGCCCACTAGCGTCAACGTCAGCGTCTTGTCAGCCGGGGCCGCGAAGTAGATCGACGCCGGCACCACCACTACCGGTGGTTCGACGAAGGGCACCGCAAAGTTGACGGTGACGGTCTTCGATGTCTGCCCCGAGGCGTACGGCAGTGCGAGCACCCCCGCGTCCATCTGGCGTTCCGGGGTCAGTCGCAGCCACAGCCCCGACACCGGCGACCGAAAATGCAGCGCCTCCGGGTCGGATCGGAGCTGCGACACGCCGCCCGCGGCCAGGTCGGTGTCCGCCCACTCCGCCGCGCGGTCCTCGTCGCCGTCGTAGCACGGGATATAGCTACTGACGATATCCGCCAGCAGTTGCACGGCGGCCGGCAGGTCCACCGTGTCAAGGCCGACGACACCCCTCAGCCGGGGATGGACATTCGGGTCAGCCACGGGCGCTCCTCTCTCTTCTATGCGGTGTCGGGAGTGACCGCGTCCACGGCCGTCCCGGAAATCGGTAGACCCGTGATGACGTGCCGTGACATGCCCGCATCCGCGTGCACGCCCACGACGTCGCCTACGTCTGCCCACGGCTGGTCAATGGCCGTGAAAGTGACTCCGCCGGCCCGGGCTTGCAGTTGTCCGAGTCGGTCGCGGGCCGCGTCCCGAGCGATCAGGTCACTCGACGCCGGCAGCGAAAGAAATTCCGGGATGAGCCGGTAGCCGATCAATCCCGTGTCGCCGCGACGCCCGGTCAGTACCTCCATGCCGGCGTCGCCGACGTACGTCGGCGACCCCGGGCGCGTGTCTGCCGCGACGCCTACCGAGTGCGTGTCAGGGTCTTCGACTCGGACACAGTTCGCGGTCTCGTCCTCAGACCACGACTGTTCCCGCGACACCAGTTCCGCGCCCTCGTGGACCGTCCAGTCCGCAGCCCGGTCCGCGGTCGGGATCGGCGCGAGCCGGAATCCGCCGCCCGGCGGGCAGAAAAGCTCAGCCCCGGCGAGCAACGCGTACTCCTCGATCGCGCGCCACCGTGACCCGTCGCCAGGGTCATAGGTGCGGGCCGAGCACAACACGTCCCGCACGCCCGGGGCGACCGACAGGGCCACGTCTGGAAGCACCTCGCGCACAAGCTGCCGGATCGCCGACACCGCCGACATGCGCGGCATGACCTGGGGTCGCAGGAAGCCAGCGCGAGCGAGCACGTACTCCCACGACTTGCCCGTCAACTCCCACGGCCCCTCGCCCGTGACCGCCGTAATCCGCAGCACCCCCAGCGGGGCCGCGAACTCCCGCCCAGACGGGCCGGTGACCACCTTCCGCGCCACGATTGACGCGCCCCGGCGAGTCACCGCAAGCCGCGGGATCGGTGCGTCGTCGGCGCCGATGACGACGACTTGCGCCTCGCGTCGGTGGATGCGGTCCGCCTGGACTGTGCCGCGCAGGTCCACGACCCGGACCGGGATCCGGTGCTGGTCCGGGACCGTCAGCCACGCCTCGACGCGGGACCGGAGCACCTGCCCGGCCGTGAGCAGCGGCTCGATCTCACGCGGAGCGCGCGGCACGAGTCCCCGCCAATAGCAAATCCCAGCGCGTCGGGTGCCGGCCAGCCACTTGCCGGATCGTCGCCGCGTCCCTGGTGACGTCGCGCCACGTCCAGGACGGCACCAGCAGCGGAGCCTCACTCGGCCACGGGCGGCCCACCTGGCGCCACGAGAACTCCACGTCGCGCCACTCCCAACCGGGCGTGCTCCCTGGACGCGACTCCGCTGCGCCGGTCACCGCGAGGTACATCGCGCGCAGCCCGTGAGCCGGATTCGCGTGGAGCAGCACCGTGCCCGGCTCGGCCAGTAGCCGATCCAGCGCGTCCAATGCGTCCCACCCGGACACCCGCACCGTGTACGACCCCTGACGGCCCGCCAAGCCTTGCGACCGGTAATGCGGCAGCACGCCCGCGCCGTCCGGCTCCACGAAGCTACCCCTACCCGCACGAGACGGGCTATCCGGGTGCAGAATCCGCGCCCTCACCGACAGCCCCGGTCGCTCAATGTGCTTCAGCCACGTGGAGCACGCCGCGCCCGTGCACTCCTGCAGCGGCGGCACGTCCACCGTCGCCACCATTGACGCCGTGGTCTGCTCGCCCACCGCCCGGTAAGACACTCGGGTGCCCGGCTCAGCCTCCCAGTCGTACGCGGCGGCCTCGCCGCCGATGACACGCGCCGGGAAACCCGACCGCACCGGCAGCCACTCGCCGCCCGCTACGGCCCGCTCGATCGTCACCGAGTGCCCCTCGCACCCGATAGCGCGCACCAGCACACCCGGCCTGGCCTCGTCGACCACGGCCTCCATCAGCGCGAGAGTCACAGGCGACGCGCCCCCTGCGCCCGCTGTGTCAGCCGACCCACGCGGTAGCCGTCCATGACGACCTCGAGCCCGTCGAGTTCCTGCCGCAGCATCCGACGCTGCCACCCCTGATCCACGGCCACGCCGTGACGGGTCGCGTCGTCGTATGCCGACTGCGACACGTAGCGGCCTTGCAACTCGCCGGCGGCATACTGCCGCGCCGTGGCCGCCGCCAGCAGCCAATCCGGCATCCCCAGCAGCCGACCCGCGTCCTGCCAAATCCTCACGTTCCGGTCCCTCTCAGCCGGCAGGCCGGAGATGTACGCCTCCCAGCCGGTCTTGCGCTCAGCCCACAGCGCATACGTGCCGCCCTTAGCGATCTGCGGCACCCGCGGCACCACCTGGCCCGTCGCGAGCGAGATCCCGCCCCCGGCATACGCGCTGACGCCATCCCGCATCAGCGCGCCCCGCGCGCGCGGGATGTTGTGCGAGATCGAGTTGACGATCACCGACGAGCCGACACGCCGCGGGATCGCGTCCAGCGCCGCCTTGACCCGCCACGCCGCATTAGCCGCCGCATCCGCACCCGACACCGTGATCTGAGACGACCACGACTTCGGGATCGACCGGATGTTGGACTCCACGCCCCACGCCGCCTTAGCCGACTCGGCCGCACCGGGCGTCGAGAAGGGTGTCACCACCTCGTCCGGGACCATCTCATAGAAGTGCTTCGTCGTCGCCGCCTGCTCCTGCGACGCCACCGACCCGGGGGTGTCGAAGATCGTGTCGACTCGCTTCGGTGCGCCGAAGTAGGTGCTGGTCAGGTCTTGCGCTGCCTGCTGCGACTCAGCGACCCCCGTGGTCGTGAAGAGCGTGTCTACCTCATCCGGGATCAGGCCCATGCTGTCCGCCAGCTTGCGCGCCTCGCCAGCACTCATGCCCGCGTCTGCAGCGAAATCGAGGAATGCCTTGCGCCCCTTGGACAGGATGCCCGCCACCTCGGACGCCGACGCGCCCGCCTCAGCAGACTTCGCCGCCCAATTGGCCGTCGATGACGCGATGTTGTCAAGCGCGGCTTGATTGGCCCGGCCCGCGTCCGTGTTTATGTCGAGTGTCTCGCCGTTCTCCTTGAGCGAGGAGGTGGCGTCGTCGATCGCGGCCTGGAAGTCCCGGGCCGACCCGCGCTGGCCCAGAAGCTCGGCGCCCAGGTCTTGCAGCGAGGACACCAGGTCGTCCATCGACTTGGCCGCGTCATCCGCGGTTTGCCCGGCGTTGGTAAGCTCGCCGCCGAAGGCTGAGAGGTCACCGCTCGCGCCGGTCGCGCTGTCGCCGGCGAGGCGGGTTTGATTGGCCGCCGCAGCCATAGCGCCCTCGTACTTGGGCAGCTTGTCCATCAGGTCGTCAAAGGAGACGCCCTGCGCCGCAGCTGCATCGGCGAGCACCTGGAATTGCTGCGCGGCTGCGTCGGGATTCTGCGCGTAGATGCTCGCGAGGGTGGCGTCCATCTGGTCGAGCGCCTGGTTGGCCTGCGAGATCGCGCTCTCGTTGTTGACCATCCCGAGCGTGACAGCGTTGAAGACGCTATTGATGCCGTTGCTGGTCGACTGGTAGCGGGTCGGGTCGAAGGCGGCCGTGAAGACCTCGGAGAGCGAGTTGACGCTCTCGTCCATGGTGCCGATCCGATTAGTCGACTCCGCGATCTGCCGGTCCCACACAGACAGCGCGTCGGTGCTACTGAGCAGGTCTTGCGTCAGCTTGTCGACGCCGCCCCACTCGGAGTGACCGACCAGCAGCCCGCCGACCGTGCCCACGGCCATAGCCACGCCGAGCGCCTTGCCGACACCCACGCCCGCGCGCTGCACGCCCAGCATCGCCTTCTCGGCCCGCGGCCCCCGCTTGGAGATCCAGTCGAAAGCCTCGGACGCACTGCGCCCCGCCTGGGCGACCTTGCCGACCCCGGCCGCAGCCAGAATGCCGGCCGAGCCGATACCAGCGACGGCGAGCGCGCCATTGCGTAGCGGGGCCGGGAGATCGGCCGCGAATTGGGCGACCTTGGAGAGCCCATCGGCGGCGGCGGCGGCCATCGGGGCGAGCGAGTCACCAAGGGTGATTGCCGCGTCCCGCGCATTGTTGCGGGCAATCGCCAACCGGGCCGCGGTCGTGTCGAGCCGCTTGGCGAATTCCGCCTGCATCGCCGAGTTCTGCTCGGCGGCCGACCGCCCGGTCTGCAGCGACTCGGTCAGCAGGTCGCCCGCGCCGGCCATCTTCAGTAAGGCGGAGGTGACGCGCACGTCGGACTGCCCGAGGTCGTCGAGCACCGTGAAGACGTCGCCGCCGGTTTGCTGGATGCGGCCGAGCCCTTTGACGAAGAGGTTCATGGCGTCGGCCGGGGACTCGGAGAATGCCCGCGCGAAGTCGTCCGCGCTGATGCCGGCGACCCGGGCGAAGCGCTCCAGGTCGTCGCTGCCGGTCTTGACGGCCTTGGACATGTCGATCAGGACATTGCTGATCGCGGTGCCGCCGGCCTCAGCCTCGATGCCGACAGAGGAGACCGCGTTGGCGACGCCGAGCAGGTCGGCCTCGGTCATCCCGACGACCTTGGCTGCGCCGGCGATCCGGGAGGACATGCTCAGGATGTCGCGCTCGGTGGACGCCCCGTTGTTGCCTAGCGCCACAAGGGCATTGGCGAATCGGTCGACCCCGGCGGTGCCTTCGCGGTCGAGGGTGCCCATGACATTGCTGATCTGCGCGATCGAGGTGGCGGCCTCGTCCGCGGTGAGGTTGGTGGTCTCGCCGAGCTTGATCATGGTCTCGGTGAAGCCGACGACATCCCCGGTTTTGACGCCGAGCTGACCGGCGGCCTCGGCGACGGCCGCGATGTCGTCGTGCGTCGCGGGCAGGGTCTTGGCGAGCCCGCGAAGCGAGTCCTCCATCTCCTGCCCGGCGCCGGCGACCGACTTGGTGACCCCGGCCCACGCCGACTCCCAGTCGACCGCGGCCTTGCCGGTGGCGACGAGCGCCGCGCCGACGACGAGCGCGCTATGTGTGGCGGCCTGGGCGGTCTCGTCGAACGCCTTGCGGCCCGCGCGCTGTGCGTCGGCCGACTGCTTGGCCGCCTGCTTCGCCGCCGCGGCCTGCTCACGCTGAACGCGGGTCGCCTGCTTGGCCGCGGACTCGGTCTTGCGCCCAACATCAGCGGCGGCCTCAGCGGCGCGCTCCATGTCGGCGATGAAGGACCGGACCTCGGCTTCGAGGACCGCCTTGGTGACGCGATTGACGCCGCCGGACATGAGGCCACCACCCCCCCGTGTCGTCAGCGAGGCGGGGCGGGGCGGGTTTACATCGCCGCTATCCGAGCCTCCATCGCGGCCCGCTCGGCCTGCGCCCGCGCGGGGTCGAAGGCTAGCGGGTCGCGGGCTGCCTCGCCGTCGGGGAGCAGCGCGAAGGCGAGCATGGTCTCGGGGCCGGTGTCCTTGTGCTCGGTGTAGAAGGCCGCTCGGGCGGCGGTGACGTGGCACGTGGTCACGCGCGCCTGCCACCGGCCCTCGGTGTCCTCGTCGCTGCAGACATCCAGCGGCGACCCGCACTGCGGGCACAGCGTCTCGCGGTGCGTCTCGTAGGCCAGGTGGAGGTCCCGGTCGGTGTCGCCCCACTCGGGCCAGGGCAGCCCGAGGAAGCGGCTTACCGGGATGCGGTGGCGGTCAGCTACTTGGAGCGCGCGAAGGAGCGGCGCCGCCCGCGGTTGCCGGAGCGCCGCTGCGAGAAATCCGCGCGGAAGATACCCGACGACTGCGACTCTTTGCCGTTGACGAAAGCCATGGCGGTCATCAGCTTGCGCACCTCGCCCTCGGCGCCGGCGTCGGCCATCTGACGCAGCGCGGCGCCGGTCACCCCGGTCGGGACGACGATCTGCCTGGCGAGCTGCTCGTAAAGCAGCGGCTCGCGCACCTCGTAAGCCAGCTCGGTGATATCCCGAGCCTCATCCTTGGTCAGCGTGACGCCGAGTGCTGCGGCAGCCTTGATGCGCAGGTCGACGATCCAGTCGGTCGAGCGAGCCTGGACCTCCCACCACGTCCCGCCGTCCTCGTACTCGCGGCGCAGCGCCTCGAAGTCGTCGATCAACGGGTCGACGTTGGTGCCCTCGGGTGCGGCCTCGATGCGCCCGGCTAGTGCCCGCATCCGGGGGATGAGGTCACCGCCGCGATAGACCAGCACGGCCTCGCGGTAGGCGCGGACACCGGCCAGGAAGTCGGCAACGTCGAAGTCCTCGACCTTCGCCTCGGGGGTGGTGTCGACGTGCGTCACCGCGGTCGGCTCGTCGTCGTAGAGGGCGCGTCCTGCGTCGGACATGGGGTGTGCTCCTTCGGTGAGTCGGCGAGTTGGTGGTGAGAACCCTGGCCGTCGCGCCTCACCGGTGCGCGACGGCCAGGGGGTCAGCGGTGAGGCGTCAGGCCCCGGCTGCGACAGCGCGGAAGGTCCAGAAGTCCTCGACGGCGGTCGGCACCTCATACGAGATGTATGCCTCGGTGCTCGGGTCGCGCAGGTAGTCGACCGTGAAGCGAGCGCCGATGCGAATCTCCTCGGCGGCGACCCATGCGTCGGTCGCCGGCTTGTCGGTCTTGCGCATGTAGGCCCACAGCGTGGTGCCTCGGGTCATGACCGCCTGGAAGAGCTCGTCGTCGGCGGGGTCGATTCCGCCGGCTTCGAGGTAGTAGCGCCAGAGCGTGAAGGCCAGCTCGGCGTTGGAGTCGGTGAATGCCTCCTCGTTCGACCCGCACAGCGCCTTGGCGCTGGCCGTGCCGGACGCGGTCGGGGAGAAGCGGAAGCCGTCCGAGAGGACCTTCTTGCACGCCTCGATCCCAGCATTGAGCTCGGTGACCGTCGGGGCCGCCTCGTTGGCGGGCTTGGTCGTCAAAATGGTCAGCTTGATCTTCTTGTCGGCGAGGACACGCTTGCCCATCGTCATGCCTCCTTAGTGGCGGGGTCGTCTTGCTCGATGTCGAGGTCGACGGCGTCGACCTCGTGTGCGGTCTCGCCGGTGCTTGCCGCAGCTTGTGACGCCTCGCGGGCGCGCTGCTCGATGGCGGCGCGGAAGCGGGGCGTGAGGGTGAATCCCTTGCCGAGGGTCGGGTGACCCAGCCACCGGCTCGGGATCTCCTGGATGCCGCCCGCGCGGTTGCGCACGGGCACGAATTCGGGCAGGTCGGCCAGTGACAGCTCGGGGCTGTCGTCGGCGGCCCTGTCGGCCTTGCGTCGGGTCATGGGGTGCCTCCTTCGGGGAGCCAGATAAGGCCGGTCCACAGGAGCGGCGAGTAGTGCCGGCTGGGGGTGAGTGCGGTGTCGTGCCGCACGGGGCCGGGGTCGTAGCCGTCCGGCTCGGACAGCGGGCCGGTGCACAGGCCAACGACGCGCGGCTCCGCGTCGGTGAGGGCGGCCCGGACGCGGTCGATAGCCCGCAGCGCGCGGGCAATGTCGCCGCCGGCGGCGGTCACCTGGAAAGTGAGTCGAACCTCCTCGGACGGCCCGGACAGCGACACGCTGCGCCGATTGCCTGGGGAGGGGTAGAGCGCGGCATACGGGCGCGCCGCGCCATCCTCGTCGGTCACGGCCAGGGGCTCGCCGAGAAAGGCGCCACCCTGCCCGATGTGCCCCGCCAGCAGGTCGAGGACGGCGTCGTAGTAGCCGCTGAGCGGGATAGCCAGGCTCACCCGAGCACCCCGCTCATGAGGCGGTCGAGGGCGGTCATCCATGTCCCGACGTGCCGGTCGTATGCCGGGCCGAGGTGCGCGCGGGGCGCCATCGTGGAGGTGCCGTACTCGACATACGCCGCGTAATCGGCGGTCGCGCCGATCGTGGCGCTGATGCGGCTCGCGTCGACGGTGAGGTCGGTGCCGATGCTGGAGCGGAGGTTGCCGGTGTCGACGGGGGCGAACGCCTTGGCGTCGCGCTCGATGGCGCGGGCTGACTTCTCGGTGACCATCGCGGCTGCCTTGAAGGTGCGCGGCCCCACCTGGGCGAGGGTCACGGCGAGACGGTTGAAGTCGCTCACGTCGATCTTCATTCGGCGTCCTTGGCGGCGTCGCTGCAGAGCAGCGAGCGGGTGAACCGCTCGGACCCTAGCGGCGCGACGACAACGTACAGGGCAGCCTCAGCGAGGGCCGCGTCGTTGGGTGCGTCGGTCACCAGCACGCGGACGCCCCGCCCGAACGCGGGCGCGGCGAAGTCCAGCTCAACGAGATAAGGCTGCCCGGTTAGAGTCTGCCCGGCAAGGTCGACCGGCCCCTCGCCTTGGAGTCGCTGCACGCGGGCGCCGCCGGTCCAGTCGCTGGACCAGGTCGCGCTCGTGCTGTCAGTCGCGGCGTCGTATGCCGTCCCCGTCCGCACCCCAACCGAGACCACCGCGTTAAAAGACGTCGGCAGCGCCGCGGCGTGGTGCTGCGACCAGCCGGCCGGGATGATGCGCGTACCGGGCAGGGGCATCCGGTCACATGCCCGTGACGAAGCGTGGCACCAGCTCGGGGTCGCACGGACGCGCCGCCCCTAGGGTGTCGACGAGGTCGAAGCCGTCGAAGGTGTCGGCGAGGTCGGTCGCGGCCTGGGCTGTGGCGCGCAGCCGGTTGGCGAGCGCCCGCAGCTCCGCCGAGACGGCCGGCCCGTCGGTGGCGAGGTCTTGCGTGCGGATCTTCTTGGAGACCAGGACCTCGGAGACGGCGATCGCCTCGAGGGCCTGGGCGGCGGCGAGGTGGACGCTGCCGCCGGCGAGGTCGAAGAGGGTCTCGATCTGCTGGTCGGTGAGTAGGGGGTCGGTGTCGCCCGGGTCGGCGATCAGCAGGCGGACGGCGTCGATCTGCTCGAGCGTCGCGGCCATTGCCTCACCCCCGATCCGTGAGAGACGCGCCACCGGCCCCCGGTGCGTCTACACGGGGGCCGGTGGGCGAGGTTGGGCGCAGGACGCGCTGCTACGCGGGGGTGAAAGGTGAGCGCACGGCAGCTCGGCTATGCCCGCCACGGCCCCCACAAGCGGCCTTCGGTCTCAGGTACTCCGGGAGGAGTGAGCGCATGCGCGGGTTGCCGTGCTCTTAAGACCGTTGACGCCCACCCCCACCCATCCGGCGCCGCCACCGAAGTAGCGGGTCGGGTGGGCGAGAGAAGGCGCCCCGGTCAGCCGCTGACGCGGCGGGAGGCGATAGCAGCCTTGACTGCGCCCTCCTGCTCCTTGGTCGCCTTCTTGGCGCCCTCGGGCAGCAGGTGCGCGTTGTCCTTGTCGAGCCACGACTTCGGCACGTAAGGATTGGCCGGGATCGGCGCGCCGGCCGCGTCGACGACGTAGACGTAGCCCTCCGGCAGGCCGGGGTCGGCGGCCTTGGTCGCGGCGGCGTCGGCCTGCTCGCGCAGGGCGGCGTTCTCCGCTTCCAGCTCGGCGATCCGGGCGGCGGCGTCGGCCGCGGCCTTGGCCTGCTCGTCCTTGTCGGCGGGCGGGGTGGTGGTGGCGGTAGCCATGATCACTCTCCCTGTCAGACCGTGTAGGTCACGTCAGCGACGGTGGGCATGTTGGCCGGCTCGGTGGCGCCGCCGGTGTTGTCGCTCGCATACGTCAGCGACGGGTCACCGGTCGCCGCGCCACAGATGTGGCGGGCGCGGTACTCGATGCTGTCGTTGAGGAAGGAACCCTCATCGGCGCCGAGGTCGCCGCCGCCCATGGCCTTGCCCTGGTTGTTGGCGTACCGGTAATCCGGGGACTCGTACCCGGCCAGGTGCGCGAACCACGTCGGCGCCTTGGCCGCCGTGCCCGGCTTGGGCATCACCATCCACGACGCGCCGACCTGCTTGGCATTGACGACGACATCGAAGCGGCCCGCGATCGGGTTGTCCGTCTCGACCTTGGTGCCGTCGACGCGGGTGATGACCACCCGGCCGGCGCCCATGACGGCATTCGCCAGCCCCTCCAGCGCGGGCCCGACGACGAGCTGCAGCGTCCCGGTGGGGATCAGTCCGCCCGTGTAGGGGTCACGCTTGGTGGACAGGTAGCGCAGGACCCGCAGCAGCGATTCCCGGCCGAGCTTCATCTGACCGAGGTTGGCGTTCCCGACGTTGAAGAAGCTGGTCGCCGGGGCGCCCGTGCCGAGGTTGATGAGCAGCCCGAGGGACTTCTCGTCCTCGGTGTTGGCCGCCATCGCGGGGAAGGCGCGCACGACCTCCATGAGCTGGTCGAGGTCGTCATTGAGACGCGACTCGAAGGACCAGCCGTAGCGGGCACCGGTCTTGCCGACCTGGATGAAGTACTCGCTCAGCCCGCCGCCCTTGAGGAAGGGGTAGGGGGTCAGCTCGGGGATGTCGTAGAAGCTCTGCGCCCCGAGGTGCAGCTCAGCGATCGACTTGGGCCGGAAGTTCCGGACGGTGGTGTGCGTGAAGAACTTCGGCCACTGCTTCTCGATCTCGGCGTAGCCGCGCTCGATCTGGCGGTCGATCAGGACACCCGTCGCAAAGGCCACCAGGTCGTTACTCGACAGCGCCTCATAGAAGGTAGCGCGGGCAGACATGGAGCCGTCGGCGGCGTCGAGCATACGCGCGACACCTTCGACGGTACGCATGATCCGCACGTCCTTGGCCCACCGCTTGCGCGCGGCGGCCGGGCTCAGCCCGTCACTCTGGTCCCCGATCGACTCAGCGATGTCGAGGAAGGTCGTAGTCAGCATGTCAGTGGCCTCCTCAGCCGATCGTGACGTTGATGGTGCCGGCGCCCG